ACGACCCGCCCTTAAACGTAGTGAAATCATACGCACAGTTGTCCGTACACGGGGTACATCCTGCTGCTGATGCGAGCTGTCTCCATCGGTCAAAGCCCCGCTCAATCTCAGGCTGGCTCCCCCGCCATACGAGCTGCTGCATCACGTTGTCCGTTGCAGACCAGCGCTCAAGTCTCCAGTTCTCAGCGATAAATGACGGCATCTGGAAAGTAAAATCTAGCACTGCCGCAGCGATCTCAGGAGTAGCTCCTAGAAACGCCTGGTTAAATTGTTCAGAAGTATTCATGCATCCGCCCGTAGCCATGGCTGATCCTTTATATAAAAATAGTTATTTCGGGGATAATTCCCCCACGTACAACGGACTCGCCGCGAGATTGCTGCAATGTGTACGCAGGGTGCCGTAAAACGGCCCTGGATAACTACAAGGATACTGTGACTACAGGTTGACGCAATACGTTATATAACGGACTTGAGAAGTCTCGCCCCTCTTTCCTCAAGAGGTACGCCCCGCGCATTACTAGGTTCAGACCTAGTAACCCCGTTATTCCCCTTCGCATTAAGCCCTGGGCGGTACATATTGGTGTACTTTGAAAGTAGCCCCTCTAGCTCTGTTACCCTAGCAGATAGTCTTTCCCTCTCAGCCTGTAAAACCCCTGAAAGATGGGCTAGTTGAGTCATACGACCAAGAGCTGTACCAACATCTTTAGGAAGGTATTTAAGCCCGTTATCAGCTAACGTCGCTACAATCTTCCCATACTCCTGCCCAGCGCGAGCTAATATTGGCCTAACCACCTTCTCGTTATGCTCAATATCGTCGGGCTTATACATAAGCTCTGGTATCCTGTTCTCAGTCTTTACGCTTACAAGAGCCTCAGTCCAACTGGACTTTGCAAGCTCCGCAACTGCTTGCCTGTGCTTCCTCTCCTCTTCCTGCTCTCTCTGAGTCGCTTCTTCGAGTACACGCGCCATCACTTCTTTCGGATTCTTCTCAACCTCTGCCGCTTCCTTTCGTACGGCCTGAATACGCCGAACTAACGACTTCACCTCCGAAGCCCCCAATTCATCTCGTATATGCTGGCTAAGAAGCGCGTTAATCTCCGCGTTAGACTCAAGACCTGTTACCTGATCGATAACTCCTTCTGGTATTCCGTAATCCGTAGCAATCTCTTTTAGTTTCGCTGCTGTCTCCTCTATGGGCTTTACAAACTTCTCACGGTACGCTCTCGACCCCTTGAAGTTATGGAGTTCCTTATACGACTCAAGCTCTGCCACCTGCTGCTGAAGGTGGGCCACTAGTTCTGGCATAGCGGCACCCGTCTCGTACTCCTCAACCTTCTTCTTATACTCCTCCATCTCCTTTAACTTCTTACGAGCTTCCCACGCCTCTTTCGTTGCGTGTTTTAGTTTGGTGCGGAATTTACGGAAGTCCTCGTGCATCTTGCTGCCACTAAGGTTGGACTCATCGTAGAGCTTCTCTACTTCCTCCTCAGTTGGAAGATAGTCCTCCGCCGTTTTTGGCGTAGCACTACTATCAGCCTTAGAAGCTTCTAACTTAGCTTTAAACGCTTTCTGTACTTCTGTCTCCACTACAGGTGGAGGCTCTGGCGTAGGTTCAGTCTGCGCGAATGGGTCAACATCTAATTCAGGCGCAATAGGTGTTGACGACGCCGACGATGGTGCCGCACTCACACTACCTGGAGCTACTGGCACACCCACTTTTGACAACAACCTAGCCGAACGTGCTTCAACGCTTTCTGCCATTTTTCAGTTCCTCATATTCTTTAGGGGTTATATCTTTACGGGACAACGCTAACTCAAGTGCACCAAACGTAGCTGTCATCTTTCCACTCTTCACAGACGGGGCTATGTACTGCTCATCAAAGTACATGAGGTCATCTAGGGCCTTATTGTATCCCTCACAAAACGCCGCGCTGTACGCAGCCGCGTACGGATTTGCCCCGCCGTCAGGTGTATAGGGTCGGCCAAACCTTCTCAGTAACGCCACAATACCCGCGTCAACTAGCGCCTCGACCGCATCCGTATACCGCTTCTGCCTATGCGCGTCTGATACAAACTTCTTTAGCTCAATCTCACCAAGTTCCTTACTATTCAAAGTCCACTCCTGAAGGTGTGTTACCAATCATCGCCGACATCTCCGCCTCTAATTCCGCCGGAGGTGTTTCCATAAGTTCAATCTTTTCCCTACCCTTAGCAGTCGCCATAAGTCTATTCTTCTCCGCCTCATTCTGCGCGTCCAGTCGGACCTTCTCACGCATAACCTCCGCACGATTCTCATTAGCCTGAGCTGCTCGCTCCACCTGCTTCTGAACCTTGAAGTCTGCCCTCTCCGCATCACGCTGCGCCATAAAGTCTTTACGCTGCGCGTCGGACATAACTTGCTGCGTAGCTTGTGCCTCCTCCTGCTGCTTCCTCATAGCAGCTGCTACCATGCTCTCTGCGTTCTTCCTGTTTAACTGTGCCCACTTCACGAGCTGATTAAATGGATCACGAATCTTACCAAGCACATTCCTGTAGAACATCGGAGCACGATTCATAAACGCCACATGTTCCTGCAAATGAGGAATCATTATTCGCATGTACTTATCCGCATCCACAGGAGACATCTGCTGCTGTGCTACAGCTTTCACCACCTCAGATGCCCCTGCCATGTGCTCATCCGCATGTGCTTCCTGGTCATTGTCAGGACTAAACAGTACACCCTGTCCGAGTGTAATCATCCCGTTTTCAACCTTGGCTAACGACGCTCCTCCGCTAATCTCATCAGGACTATCCGGCATTGCAAACGTGGACACATAATCCACACCAAGCGTTGCTTCAATCCAGTCGCGCTTATACGCCTGGAGTTCACGAGCATTAAACATAGGAACAATTCTATCGAGTGACTCAAGCCCAAGGATACGAGCATACGTAGAACCGTCTCCTGCAACACGCGCCGCCCTAACTGCCCTAAACTGTACGGGCATACCATACAGCCCTTTCTTCCCAACTTTAAGTAGTTCCTCTGGAACACCGTCCTCGATGCATCGCCGCCTAAATTCCTCTGCAAGCTCATACCCAGGCGCGTCTGCCTTCATAGACAGGAACCGTATAAACACGTTCCTAATCACGCGGTCAAACGTGTTGTAGAAGTGAGCAACAACATTTTTTAGTACGTTGTACTCCTTGAAGTCGCGCCCACGAGCCTCACCCGCAGATATGCTGCCATACGCACGGTCGGGCATCGTGGGGTCATCCCCACTCGTTACCGCGTTCATTTCAATGTCAGTAGAGAGGTACCGAGACGCAGCTATCACCTGCTCGATGTTTGCTCCCAGATTATTCTGCACAAACTCCGCAGCCCCAATGTCTGTAGGTACACCAGGAATAAATCTAATTGGATCATAGCTCCGCCCCCCTGTGGCAAGTGTTCTAACGATGGGTGTGCTCGACATGCGGCTCATATCCACCACGCTACAGTCAAGCATGTTGACAGCCTGTGACTGCGCGAACATCTTCTGCCCAACACCAATGTTGTCGTGTATTAACCACTCACCAGGATTTGCAGTAAATACAATTACCGCGTCCTCCATCTTCTTATACTGTCTGTCCACGAAGTACAGGAAGTCGCTCTGCGGTAAATAATTATTCGTACCATTAGTCGGATACATCGCATTACTAAATATATAGTGCGAAATTCCTCCATCATATTCCTTCTGGTACATGTTCACAAGCCTAACGTTATCGTTATAGAACGTCATCGCATTTGCTTCGTTTGCGTTCACATACCTCTGAACATCGAGCATGTTCATGAAATTCCGCGTATTCTGTGTGAACATGTTCGCGCTCTGTACCAGGAAATCCCCCAACGCTTCCTTATTCCAAGGACCGTCCTCGGTAGCTTCTTCGTAAATCTTAAATAGCTCCTGATTCGTGTACATGGTTTCCACGCACACATTGGTCATTTTAGACACCTGCGTAAGCGTCTGCGTGGGTATGAAGAATCTACTTACGTCCACCACCTCCCAAAGAGGAGATTCCTCGTGCGGAAAGAACACAGGACACAGCCCATACATCGTTAGCTGCGAACCCATTAGATTAAAGTTATTGTAGAAATCCTCCCACTCCTTTGTCACATCACTAAAATGCCGCGCTATCGTATTAGCCCACTCGCTGTTTCTAGGATTGTTTCCAGACAGCACAACCTTTACATACACCTCTACGGCATTGATGAGATTCCAGTACCCCTGCGCGGATTTGTCCTTCGCAGCCCTCATCTTAAAGTTATTAAAGTTAGAGATGTGCGTTAGCCCATTCGCAGCCAGCATCTCCTCGTCATACGGAGGATTCCCCGCACACGCCCCCTGAATACCTGCGTACACCAATATCCGGTTCAGGTGGTCATTACGAACCATCATGTACTGCTGATACGCCGCAGGTAACGTCTGTATTATGTTCTTTGGCGGCTCAATCGCACCGTCATATTTCCGCGTAACAGTAGCCCGCAAAAAATTTGATACGTTACTACTTTCCATCCTGACCACTTAGCTCCAACTGCCAACACTTAACCGCTTTCAATTTCACGACCTGCTCATCCGTAAATGGCGGCAGCTCCCCCCCTACAAATACCTTTCCACGTAACGGGCACGAGCACACAGCGCACGACCCAAGTTCGCTGTGCTTGGATGTTCGCACATCCCCTACCTGCATCACTGCAAGGTCATCCACAAAGTTTACAAACGGCCCCTTATCAGGGAAATAGTTATACGTACAGCCCGCACACTGCGCCGCCCTCTTCTCTGCTACCTCAAGTGACGCTCTTTTCCTAAACGCCATGTTCCGAATCAACGCCAGTCCACCTTTAATCCACGTGCTCCAGCTTCTCTCAAGCGTCCTATCCGAGCACTTACCCGCGTTACACGGCAAAGTACACAGATAGTTCTCAATCACTACAGGTAACTCATCTAGTGGCTCAAGCTGATTCTGCGCCCTATAAAGTATTACCTGCCTGTAAAGGTCTTTAATGTCTTTCCCTTTATAACTATATCCCGTATCAGGGTCTTTGAAGGTATATTCAGAACTGGATTCAAGCGGCCTAAACTTTTTGAACATTCTATGAACTCTAAACTAAAGGCATGTATCGACGAGGGCTTTGAACCGGACGGCAACTACGTTTGGGCATACAACCGACGATTCCCCATAGCCGACCCGCTTTCCATCCACCTTAATGTATACCGAACGGATGAATCACACGATACCCGATATACTGCAATGTACAATGCGTTCCGCGTCCTCTGGCCGTCCAAAGTACCCACCTACAACTACTGGATGGAACGTATATTCCGAGAGCACTGCGATAACGATACCGAGATATTCACCGTCTCATCAGGAGGCGGCTGCGGTAAATCCTACACAGCCGCATACCTCGCAAGCATATTCTTCCTAAGTAACCCACTAAAGCGAACCGTAATCGTCACCTCCACCACAATCGAGTCCCTAAAATCCCGTATCTACGGCTACATCCAGGCCGCCTTAACCGACATCAAGCACATCCATATACCGCTACTTTTCAAAACCTCACCACCACCATCTATCGCGTACCCAAACAGCGAGGGTAAGGCAGATGGTAGACACGGCGTATTCGGAATCGCCGCAAAACAGGGAAGCGACGACAAGGCTATTCAGGACATAATCGGTAGACACCCCGATGACGGCATCCTCGTAATACTCGACGAAGCCCCCGACATGCCGATAGGCATCACCACGGCCCTGCCTAATCTGAAGAAAGGACTACGCGGTAAGTTCCAGGCAATCGCCCTCGGTAACGCCCGCGATGTAAACGACCTTCACGGTGCACTCAGTACACCAGAGGTAGGATGGGATAACCTAGACCCACACAAAGTATTCAGGTGGAAAACTACTCAGCCAAAAGGGTACTGTCTCTACCTAAACCCCTACGATAGCCCAGCAATACATGAGACAGACCCTAAAAAGAAAAAGCTGCTCTCAGAATTTCTCATCACCGAAGATAAACTAATCGAAGCAGAAAGGTCCGAAGGCAAGGACTCAGACTCCTTCTGGCGGTTCACAATGGGTTTCTGGCGTTCACGCCTCGTAAGTAAAACCCTAGTCACAGAAGCGTTCCTAAAGGATTACGACCCGCAACGTCGTGCGGAATTTAGTGGCCGTTATCCGCTCGCCATGTGCGCTGGCCTCGACCCCGCGTTCTCCACAGGGGGTGATAAGTGTATGCTCCGCCTCGCAGTCCTTGGTCACACCACAAGTGGACTAGTCGCGCTCGACTTCCGCGATACTTCCTTAATGTTCCCAATACCAATACTCGCTAACGCAGGGAAATCCGCAGAGCTACAAATCGCAGATAGGGTGCTAGAAGTTCTTCGCGCATACGGGATTCCTGTACACCACCTCTGCGTAGATGCAAGTGGGCAGGGCAGAGGTCTTGCCGATGTCATACTGCTACGCAGTGGTAGCCCACAGCCACCTATAAAAATTTACTCAGCTAGGCACGGGGCAAAGCACAAAGACGTGTTCGATATCAAGGTAATGAATAGCTACGAACTCTGGTTCGCAGGACGCGACTTCATCAGTAACAAACAGATATACGGTCTTGACGCACTGACGTACGGCCAGCTCCATACACGCCAGGTAATAGAGAAAAACGGAAAAAGATTCCTTGAATCGAAAGCGGAGTACAAAAAACGTATGACGCTCATTAGCGACATACTCGGAAGATCCCCAGATGAGGCAGACGCGGCCATGCTCTGCATACAATCCGCAATTATTAATCACGGGTTTCACGTCGGCCAAAGAAGGTCTATGGAAGGACAAAGCGAAATCGCACAGGCCATCCACAATTATCAGCAACAGATGAAAGCTGCTGTGCAGGTGGAAGTGCCCAAGGTGGCCTACAGTGGAAAACTCCACACACTCGTAGGTAAAAGGTACTTCTAATCGAGCACCTCGAAGGTCCGCGTACTTCCTGACTTATTCGCGCCGTAGGGCATCTTCTTCACATGTCTGCGTGTCTCGATGAGCTTTGAAACAGTCAGGGATATCTTGCACACAGAGTCAATAGATTGTGCTTTGTAGAGTGCTGCGTCACAGGAGGCTAATGCGTTGTGGAGGAGTGCTAGGTCTGCGTCTGTTAGTTCCTCTTCTGTGGTTTCACGGACTACTGGCTGGTATGGGACCAGGGGTATGGAGGGTTCAACTGGTACAATGGAGACTTCGGCATATCGTTTCATGCTTTTAATTTACCCTCTTTCCTGCTTCTTATGAAATCCTCCAACAACTTTATAGCCTCCTTTTCATATCGACTTCCTGAAACTTTGAGTATAAGCCTAGTTATTTCCGAGTGCTCTTTTCGCATGTGATCGCCATGCGTCGAGTACAGTACTAAATTTTCTAGGCGGTTGTCGTCCCGTTTTCTGTTTATGTGGTGTACCACCTCCTCTTTGGTAAGGTATCTTCCTA